AACAAAACAAGAAAATAAGGCAATAGACCTTAAAACAAGCCATGTAACATGGCATTGAGTAAATGCCCTAGAATGAAACTCTATGGGTACTGCGATTGGCAGTCTAAGTATTTACTCCGCATACCTGAAGTACGTCCGTGCGCGGAATGTTAGGCCTCAGGTGGCTGTGATCCATTGGCTATGCCAGTGGAACTCACAAGATTGGTTAGGGATTTTGAGTTGTGTGGGGAGGACTATAAACTCATTGGCCGTTCAGCCAGTGGTATAGTATATCCCTACTCGGCAATGATCGGATATTAGGCAGCTAAGGCTAGGCACAAGGTTTGTAGCCCAGGCTGTGGGAGTAGTGATGTTGTTTCGACTTTTAAGTCGTGCTACTGTTCAAACGCTTTCTAAATAAAGATTCACGTTTTATTAGAGAGTGTTCCTTATGACGTATGGTAAGTGATGATGGACGAAGCCGATGAGGCAGGAGTCTTTATCTACGTCCACGAAGTATCCGCGTTGCCTTTTGTCACATTGACTGAATTTGACAATATTGCCGTGTACGTTCCTGGTACCAAGCATTGCCCCATTGAAGACTTGCCAACTGAGGATGTTGAGTTGAATATAAGGGGATTGGCTATGGTTATACGGAAGCCGACATGGATAAATTGGTTGGGAGCTGTTGCCAGTCTTTGGACTAGGCGTCATATGGAAAAACGAGTGATTAGTTTTGCAGGTAAAACTTTTAGGACAACGGATCAGATGATCTATTTTGTTGGATCCTAAGTGGCTGGTGCAAAATTTGAAAACGTAAACCATATTGTCAGCTAAGTGGCCCACGTAAAACGTGCAGTGCTGCTCAACATAGCCAAGAAAGATTGTCTGTTCAGGCCACAAGTGGTGAAATTACATAAGATGTTAGATAGTGATCGGAATGAGTTGATTTTCGCTCTAGTACTACATGAAGTTGAGAAAACCAAGATTCTTTAGGATGCCTCTGACGAGTTTTTAACTAGTTTTGATGCTTCCTGGTTTTCACGGTTGATTTCAACAGTAGATAATACTAAAGTGAATGAAGAATTCATACCTGCAGTGGCGTAGTAAGGTAACAAACCCGTGCCCAAATAGACCAAAGGTAGCAGTATCAAAGTCTTATCTGGGCCAACGTTTGAAGATCCTTTGTACTCCGGGTACGTTGAAGTGGGGCCATCTGTGAATGGTCATCACAAAATTGTGCCACCGAAGCATGATATGCCCACTGTAATAAATGCCCTTGAATGCCGTTAGAATGCCGAAGCGTTATCCGAGGTTGCCGGTCTTTTAGACCGCCAAACTGCGGCTAACTTTGCTGAGGTTCTAAAGGAATTATGGGCATTTTGCTCTACTGATCTAACAACTTTGGACGCTGTAATCGCTGATTACGCAGGGCCAAAGAAGTTAAAGTATGAGAAAGCAGCGTTAATGATTTCGTTGGATAATCTGATAGAGAATCCCGAATTAATAAACACTGTCTATGATTCTTTGCTAAGGATGAGTCATTGTACAAAGGAACAACTACATTAGCGGCTGACACGCTAGCAGTATATGCCTAGAGGATAATTTCTGCTAACTCAGCTGTCGCTACTTTGTTGTTACAGACTGCAATTAAACCCTTATCAAAAACTCTGGCGAATCTGCCTAACACGCAATCCAAGCTGAATAAGTTCACTTATACTACTGGATTGGATTGTTTGGAGGTAGGTTAGATCATAGCTCTCGCTTTGGCTAGATGTAATGAATACTACATTGTGGAAGTTGATTTTACGTTATATGATGCATCATAACGTAAACTATGCCATAACTTTGAGGTATCTTTTGTTAAGTAGTGTGTATAGG